ATCACGGTCATTATCCTGTTTGGCCTAATTCTGTTGATCATATTAACCATGACGGTTGTGATAATAGGATTGTAAATTTGCGTGAGGTTACTGCTAGGGAGCAGTCTGCGAATACTAGATTGAGCAAGGCAAATACGTCTGGGGTTAAGGGCGTGAGTTTTTTGAAGGATCGTGAGAAGTGGCGTGCGTCTGCTAACATTAATGGTCGTAAGGTTAATTTGGGTACGTTTTCAAACGTCAATGACGCTATTGCGGCGAGAAAGGTGGCTCTAATGGTCAAGGGTACTATGGATGCCTAAATACAGGTTAAATTATGGATTTTTGAGTGATTTTGACGCTCAGGGTGCTGGCGAGGTTGTTCCTTTTTTACAGTCTCGTCACTACATTGGCTCTGGAGAGGACGAGGTTTCTTTTATACGGCGTGCTGCGATTGAGATGTGTGAGTGGAATGGCAAGAATTATTATTTTCATAGCCGTGATGCGTTAGCTGAGAGCATGATTGAGAATGGTTTATTAGAGGTGATTGATTAAATTTTAATTTGTTGTTAGTGTTGGGGCAAATTTTCAGGAGATTTGTCTATGGTAGCAGTAAAGTCTATAGCTCCAGCGCCACAGGGCGCACCTATGGGACCTCCTATGGGTGGCATGATGGGTCCACCTCCAGCGGTTCCTGCGGCAATGCCGAACACTTCACCTCCGGGCATGGCTCCTCCTAGTTCTGGACCACAGCAGTTATCTAATCAGGGTAGTTTGTATGGCGGGAGTGCATCTGGTCGTGCTAAGTTCAAGGGTGCTTTAGGCGCACGCAAGAGTGCGTTTATGGCGAAGCAGCAGCAAATGAGTCAGCCTGTTACTGCTCCTAGTTTTGGTCAGTTTTCTGGAGCGCCTATGGGCGGTGGTTCTATGGCTCCACTTCCACCTTTTGGGGGTTCTCCTCGTTCTATGTTGGCTAGTGGTGCGCCACTTGGTCGTATGATTGGTGACAATGCGAGTGTTGGGAGTGCGCCTGTTCAGATGATGAATGGCGGTGTTGTTCCTTTATTTAATGGCTTAGGTCGTTATTAGTTATAGTTTAATATAGATGGGGTTATGATGGACCGAAATTCAATGAACCAGATGAGGGCTATGATGCAGCGCAGCGGTGCTGGTGGGGGCATTATGGGTTACGCCAACGGGGGCGGTGTTCCTCGTCAGACGATGATTGGTGATCAGCCTCATATGTTAGCGTATATTAATCCTGAAGAGGAGCGTATGCTTCGTGACGCTGGCGGTTCTGGTGAGCCGGGTCCCGGCGGCATTCCTGCTTTTGCTTATGGTTTTGGGGGCGCTGGTTCTTTTCAAGGAATTAGTGAGGACAGACGCAGAGAGATGCGTGATGATCGTCAAGCCACTGAGCAAGCGACACAGGCTGCTTTAGATGAGTCTTTTGATGATTACACGCCTACTGCTGCTGAGTTAGATGCACAGTTAGGCGCTGCTAATTTACCTGATTTACGTCAAGATCAGTCTTTTGTTGATTACAGTCAAACGGGTTCTGGTCAGGATTACACGACTGCGGCACAGGCTGACACTGATGTTTCTGGTTTTGAGTATGGTTTTAATCCGAGTGCTGGCACTTTAGGTTCTGATCAGATTGCGCAGCCTGTTCAAGTTGGTCCTGCTCCACGAGTTGATGAGTATGGCGGGACTTCTGTTAGCGGCGATATATTTAAGGATTACAGGGGTTTTGGCGGAGATAATTTCACGGGTTATGATTTAACTGGCGGTGGTAATACTGTTGGTTATTCTTTGGGCCAGAATGGTGTAGGTGGGGGGACTGTAACGATTAATCCAGATGGTAGTTTTAATGTAATATCTTTGGACAATTCGACCACGACTCCTTATGCGACATTAGACGAGGCTATGGCTGCTGTTCAGGGCAACCCTGTATCTCAGGGTGTTGATTACAGCACTTCTGGCAGTTTTAACACTGATTCTAGCGAGACTGCTGCTCTTCTTTCTGAGCTTGGTTTTGGCACTGACATTTCTGGTGCTGGCACTGGCGCGACTCCAGAGGCGATTACTAATTTAGCTCTTGGAAGTGGTGTTCCTGATTTAGAAGAAGTTAAGAACCGTGTATCTGAGGTTGAAGGCACTGATGACGATGGCGGTTATGACCGTCTTTTAGACTATGGGGAAAGGGGAACATTTTCTAACATCAAGCCTTTATCACAGGGAACGGTTGGGGAAGCTATTGAGTTTGGAACAAGTGATGTTTACCGCGATTATTCTAGGGATGTTCTTGGCCGTGGTCCTGATGATCTTCCATCGACTCCTATGGGTAAGTATCAAATACTAGGCAGCACTTTAGCTGATCTTGTTAAGCGTGGCATAGTTGATGTAAATGCTCCTTTTAACGCGGAGACTCAAGAAAAACTTGGTGAATATCTGATTAACAACCGTGGTTATGACAAGGTTTTAAGCGGGGAGATGAGTCTTGCTGATTTTGAAAGTGGCCTTGGCAATGAGTTTGAGGGCATTCAGGTTCAGGGTCTTTTTGGGGATGATGTTGCTTCATTATCGCCTGCTGTTTCTTTACGTCCACAGATCAGACAGCCAGAAGTTTTACTAGCGAGTGCTACAGGCACTGATGCTGATACGTTTACTGACGAAGAGCGTACTCAGGCTGCTGAGTTAGGAATTGAAATAGGTGGAACTGATGATTTTGACAGTATTGATAATTTAATCGCGGCTTCTGTTACTGGTGGAGATGATTTACAAAATGACGTAAGTATAGACCCATCGACAGGAAATATGATAAATAACGAAACTGGTGAAGTCATGATGCAGGCTAGTAGCCTTGCTGACTTTAGGGGAGATGGGACGGGAGGGGAGACTGCCACTGATGCACAAGCATCATCGGCTCTTGACTATTACCTTTCTGGTGCTGGTTCTAGGGGCGCTACTCAGCCAATGTACGATAGTAAAAAACTAGATGAACTTATGGATAAAGTTAAATCTGGTGGTAATTTAACTCCAATTGAGTATTCTACCGTAATGGGCGATGATTTTAGAGAGAGAAGAAAATCATTTGATACTCTAAGTGACATACCCACAGCGGAAGAGATTTCGGGGGATAGTATTAACTATGACCCATTTGCTCCATTAGCCTCTGCGTCCTCTGGTGAAATTGCGAATACTTTAGGTGAAGCCGAAAGGCAAGCTATTCGAGATGAAAACAAAGGCCAAGCTAGTCAGTACCGATCTGTTCCTAATGCTGCTGAAACTGCACAACTCACAGAGGTTGTGAAGCGTTTAGGCTCTGAGCCTATGACTCAAGAGTTTCAAGATGGCATTGTAGCTGAGATGAAAAAGAATGGGGCTACTGCAACAGAGATTGCTGATTATCGTAAATACAGCCCTGTAGGTTCTGACATTAATCCTTTTTATGATACGTTCACTGAAACTCTTAATGACAAAACTCGTACTATAACGGGTAAGGATGGCACTAAAGTTACCTTAGATGGTAAGGAATATGGCTTTATGGACAAGGCTGCGGCAGCTTTGCGCAACATTCTTAACTTTGGGGTCAGTTCTTTAACATATGGCCTTGTTGACCCTGCTCAAATGGATAGGAATAAGGCTCAAGAATATATGGATGCTTTACAGGAAACTGGCACTTACGCCTATGGTAGTAAAGATGATCTTGATATTAGCCCCGGCGCTGCGGGGGATGCTAATTTTAAAAAGTTAGAAGAGCTTACTGGAGACTATAACTACACAGCAACAGAAAACCCTGATGGAACGATGTCTTACTCAGGAACTGGTGCAGGCGCTGGTTCTACTTTGCGCGGTGTTGAGGATGCAGAAGGCAATGTTGTAAAAGGTTTTAACGAATATACAAGCACACCAGACGGCGCTGTTGCTGTTCCAAGAGAGGTTACAGACTTTGGTGATGATGATGACGTTAGCGCTCCTATTGTTTGTGAAGAGGGTTTTGAGTTTGATCCTGTAGAGGGCATTTGTATGCCTATTGGGGACGGAACTTCAGTTGTGAAGCCTAAGATGACGAAAAGAAAGATTCGCAAGCGCACAACTCCAGTAGATCCTCCTGTAACTACAATGCCCATAACTGAAGGCATTAAGATTCGCAAAGTAGCTCAGTTTGCTGAAGGTGGTTCTGTTACGCCTAACATTGACAGATTTTTTAGTTCAATGCAGTCTTAGACGATGAAAGACCTTGATGACTTTTCAAAGTTCTTAACGGACGAAGAGTTAGCCAAAGTTGCTCCTATGCTTGAGCGTTTGTCTACTTTAGACAAGAGGTCTGAGAAGCAAGACAATTACATGAGTTTTGTGAAGCATGTTTGGCCTCAGTTTATTGAGGGCAGCCATCACAAGATTTATGCAGAGAAGTTACAGGCTGTAGCTGATGGTAAGTTAAAGCGTTTAATTATTAATATGCCGCCTCGTCATACGAAGTCTGAGTTTGCGAGTTACTTGTTTCCCACTTGGTTAATGGGCAGAAGACCTGACCTAAAAATCATTCAGGCTACGCACACGGCTGAGTTGGCTGTTGGTTTTGGTCGTAAGATTAAGAACCTTATTGAGAGCGAAGATTTCAAGGATGTATTTCCTGAAGTTAGTTTGGCTGGCGATGCGAAGGCGAGTGGTCGTTGGAGTACGAACAAGGGCGGTGAGTATTACGCTGTTGGTGTGGGCGGTGCTTTGGCGGGTCGTGGTGCGGATTTGGCGATTATTGATGACCCTGTATCTGAGCAGGATGCTTTAAGCACTACGGCTTTGGACAACATTTACGAGTGGTACACTTCTGGTCCACGCCAGCGTTTACAGCCCGGTGGTTCGATTATCATTGTTATGACGCGATGGAGCATTCGTGACTTAACTGCGAAGGTTTTAGCCAAGCAGAGTGAGAAGGGTGCGGATAAGTGGGATATTGTTGAGTTCCCTGCGATTATGCCTTCTGGTAATCCTTTATGGCCTGAGTATTGGTCTTTAGATGAGTTAGAGGGTGTTAAGGCTTCTATTCCTGTTGCCAAGTGGAACTCTCAGTATATGCAGAACCCCACTGCTGAAGAGGGTGCTATTATTAAGCGTGAGTGGTGGAACATCTGGGAGAAGGAAGACCCTCCCCCTTGTAGTTATATTATTCAGAGTTACGACACTGCGTTTAGTAAGAGTGACAGGGCTGATTACAGTGCTATTACGACTTGGGGCATATTTCACAATGACGAGACACAAGAGGAGCATATTGTTCTTTTGGACGCTGAGAGGGGCCGTTGGGAGTTTCCTGAGTTAAAGGAGCAGGCTTTAGAGTCTTATAAATTGTATGAGCCTGACATGGTTTTAGTTGAGCAGAAGGCGAGTGGTATGCCTTTGACTCAGGAGTTGCGTAGGATGGGCATTCCAGTAACACCATTTACTCCGAGCCGAGGTGCTGATAAGTTTACTCGTATGCACGCCTGCGCTCCTGTGTTTGAAAGTGGTATGGTGTGGTGTCCTGAGACTAATTTCTCAGATGAAGTCATGGAAGAATGTGCAGCATTTCCGAATGGTGAACATGATGACTTGGCGGATTCGATGACTCAGGCTATACTACGTTTTAGACAAGGTGGTTTTATTACCACTCCAAGTGATTATGATGAAGATGACGAAGCGGGTTTTTACCGTCAGAAACGCGAATACTACTAGGAGACTGTTATGGACGAAAACATTGGAAGAGTAGATAAAAAATCAATTATAAGAGCCTTGCAAGAAGCGATGACTATGGGTGAGTCTGGTAGAACCATTTCTGAAGCTGACAGAAGGAGAATGGAGAGGTTAAAGGGCATGGGCAAACCTCAAGGTATGAAGATGCCCGAAAGAATGAAGACAAAAGGTCGTGGTGACATGGACCTCTCTCCTGAAGAAGAAGAAGCTCTTAAAATGCTTCTTCAAATGCGAAGAATGAAAAACCAAGATGCTGAACGCAAAGCTTTTTCACCTCCATCTATGATGAACGGTGGCGGTGTTGCTGTAGCAAAAAAACGCAAGAAACCTAAAAAAGGCTGTGTCATGAAAGGGCGCGGCGGTAGCTATAAGGGGATACGATAATGGCTAAGAAATTAAAACCTGTACCATCTGGCAACAAGGGACTTCCTAAACTGCCTAAAGATGTTCGTAATGACATGGGATTTTTTAATGAAGGTGGCAGCGTTGAAGTTGATGGCGTTATGCAAGAGCATTACGAGCAATCTCAGACAGCTTCTACTAAAGGCGCAACGAATGCTGGACAATCACGCGGTGGAGGTGCAGCAATTAGTGGCCTTACATTTAGAGGAATAAAGTAATGCCCAAAATCACAATAGACGTTCATCTGCCTTATGACGATGTTCCAGAAATGTCAGACGATGAAGTTTTAGTTGTTGAGGATATTGTTGACGAAGAGGCTGACGAAGAAATTGTTGTTACTTGTCCCACTTGTGGTGCAGTAATGGCTACAGAATTATAACAGGAGCCTAACATGGCGGTTGAACAGGGACTAGGTGCTGGCGGTATTCCAGACGAACCTTTGGCAGAAGACAGCACACGCATGATGGAATTACCTGAAGTTGTTTTAACTCCGGGTGTTACAGAATTTGATGATGGTAGCGCTGTTATTGGGGAATACCAAGAAGAAACTGAAGTTGTTCAAGAAATTGAATTTGATGGGAACCTAGCTGAGATTGTTGATGAAAATGAGTTAAGCTTAATATCTTCTAATCTTGTTAGTCTTATTGATGATGATTTATCTTCTCGTCAGGAGTGGGAAGACACTTATAAAAAGGGTCTTGAGTTTCTTGGTATGAAAACTGAGGAGCGTTCAGAGCCGTTTGAGGGGTCTTCTGGCGTTATTCACCCGTTGTTGGCTGAGAGTGTTACACAGTTTCAAGCTCAGGCTTATCGTGAGCTTTTGCCTGCTAGTGGTCCTGTTAGATCGCAAGTTGTTGGTGCGCAGAACGAAATGCTTGTTAAGCAAGCAGAGCGCGTTAAAGATTATATGAATTACATGATTACTTACGAGATGGAGGAGTATGATCCTGAGTTAGATCAAATGCTTTTTTATCTTCCAGTTATTGGATCAACCTTCAAAAAGATTTATTCTGATCCTTTAAAGGGTCGTGCTGTTAGTAAGTTTATTCATGCAGAAGACATCATTGTTCCTTATGGAGCAAGTGATTTAACATCTTCTCCTCGTATTACTCACCGATTAAATATGGACTCTAACGAGGTTTTGAAGCTGCAACTTGCCGGATTTTATCGTGATATTGACTTACCATCTCAAAGTGAGGGCCAAGATTCTTCAATGGATGAGGTTGAAGAATCTATTGATGACATTCAAGGCGTACATCCAGCAGGGCCTTCAGATGAGCTTACGCTGTATGAGATACACACTTCTTTAGATATTGAGGGCTTTGAGGACCTTGGCGCGGATGGAGAGCCTACAGGTTTAAAGTTGCCTTACATTGTAACTGTTATTGCAGATTCAGGAGATGTTCTTTCAGTACGCAGGAATTACGATGAGATGGACCCCATGCGGCGTGCGAAACAATATTTCGTGCATTACAAGTTTCTTCCGGGTTTAGGATTTTATGGCTTGGGTTTAACTCATATGATTGGTGGGTTAGCTCAGGCTTCTACATCTATACTGCGTCAGCTTATTGATGCAGGCACGCTCTCCAATCTGCCAGCAGGCTTTAAAGCCCGTGGCGCTCGTATCCGCGATGAGGATTCTCCCCTTCAACCGGGCGAGTTCCGCGATATTGATGTGGTTGGGGGGACCCTGCAAGGCTCTTTGATGCCCCTCCCGTTCAAGGAGCCTTCAGGGACTCTTTATAACCTCCTTGGAACGCTTGTAGACGCTGGACGTAGGTTTGCGTCTATGGCTGATATGAAGGTTGGTGAGATGAGTGGTGAAACACCTGTCGGCACCACTATGGCGATTATGGAGCGTGGTACTAAGGTTATGTCTGCAATCCACAAGCGGTTGCATTATTCTCAGAAAATTGAGTTTAAACTTCTTTCTAAGATTTTCTCTGAGACTGTACCTGCGTATCCTTATGTAGCAGATATGCAAATGGGTCCTGAGATTTTTGCACAAGACTTCGATTCTCGTGTAGATGTTTTACCTGTTTCTGACCCGAACATCTTCTCTATGTCTCAGCGCATTGCGTTGGCACAAACAGAGTTGCAGTTGGTTCAGTCTAATCCTCAGATACATGGAGGACCACAGGGATTGTATCAAGCGTATCGTAAGATGTACGAAGCGTTGGGTGTAAATAACATTGATGGCATCTTGCCACCACCGCCACCTCCTCCTCCACCTGTTAATCCTTCTAAGGAAAACCAGTTGGCGTTGCAGGGTGCTCCTTTGCAGGCATTTCCAGATCAGGACCACGAGGCTCACATAGAGGCTCACATGGCTGTTATGTCTACTCCTGCAATGCAGCTTAATCCAAATGCGATTATGTCATTGCAGGGACACATACAGGAACACATAGGCTTACTTGCTGAAGCTCAGGCGCAACAGGAAGTTATGTCTCAGATTCCACCAGAGCAAATGCAGATGATGCAACAGCAGGCTCAAATGATGCAGCAACAAGGTCAGATGGGTGGTCCACAAGCTCAGGCTCCTGATCCTATGGCACAGTTTAAGCCACAGATTGATTCTCTTGCGGCACAAATTATTGCTGACTTAACTGAAGAGCTTGCTCAAGCGGTTACTCCACCTGAGCAGGATGATCCTCTTGTGAACATTAGAAACCAAGAGCTTCAACTAAAGGCGGCAGACATACAGCGTAAAGAAGCTGAGTTTGAATCGAAACAAGAATTTGACCGTGAGAAAGAACGCAATGATGTTCTAACTGCACAGCAAAGGATTGATGTTTCAGAAGCGGCATTAGCCGATAAAACAAGAATTGCAGAGGATCGCATTAAAACACAGCGAGATATTGCGGTTTTAAACTCCAATACAAGGAACCAATAAAATGGGATCAGTAAGAGATAAAATGGTTGAACAAATTCGTGCAGCAAAACGTGCATCTGCTGCTGGAGAACCTGTTGTAGAAGTTGTTCAGGAAGCTCCTGTTGTAGAAATGGTAAGAGCGCGTAATGAGGAAGGACATTTTTTAAAAGATGACCCAAGCACTCCAGAAAACGAAGCGTGGGTTGAGAAGCCAGCCGCAAAGCCAAAAGCAAAAAAGAAAGCTGCTTCAAAGAAAAAAACAGCTTCCAAAAAGTCTAAGTAGATTTAGTAAAATCGCAAGACCCCAGAGATTCCAAGGAATTTTCTGATTCCTTGGTATTTTTACTTGTATATTCCTAACAATAGCATACTATATGCGGTATGGATGCACTACATTTAGCAGAATATCTATTTAAGAGCATTCGTGAACGTGACGCCCGTTTGAAAGACAGGCTTGCGGATAATTCGATACAGACCTTTGAGGAGTATCGGTACGTTGTGGGTGAAATACGCGGCATGGCCTACGTTGAGGAAGAACTCAAGGTCGCGATGAAAGGTATAGAATACGCGGATGACTAAGAAGTTATTTGTGCCAGAACACGTTGCAAGAGCAACGGCAAAGGCTACAGGAGAATCCTCAGAGATTCCAAAACCAATAGAAAACGCTTTTGGCAAAGGTGCCAACAGCAAAAATACAGATGATCCATCAGAAATGGAACCATCATCTTTAGAGAGATTACCGCAGCCTACAGGCTACCGTGTTCTCATCATTCCTTATTACCCTAGTGAAAAAACAAAAGGCGGTATTATCGTTCCTGACGCAGTTCGTGAACGAGAGTCTTTTGCCACTGTCGCAGCTTATGTGGTAAAACTTGGGCCTGATGCCTACAAAGACTCCCAGAAATTTCCAAACGGTCCTTGGGTCGAAGAAAAAAGTTGGGTTCTTATAGGAAGATATAGTGGAAATAGGTTCAAAGTGGAGGGTCTTGAGGTTCGTATCATAAATGACGATAATATTATTGCAACGATCCTTGACCCTAAAGATATTTCATATGTATAAGTTAATGGAGAGCAAGGAAGATGGCTATGTCTGAAGACATTAAAGAAGAAGAAAACTTTGAAGGCGTTACTTCTGTTGAGGTCGATGATGACCAAGACGATCAGGATGAAGGTGTTGAAGCATCTTCTGATGAAGAAGAAGGAACCAAAACAAGTGTTCGGAAAAAATCTGACGGTGATGATGAGCTAGAAAACTATAGCGAGTCAGTCAAAAGAAGAATTAATCAGTTAACAGCAAAACGTAAGCAAGCCTCTGAGGAAGCTCAGGCTGCATACGAATATGCTCAAAAAGTTCAGCAAGAGAATGAGTCTATGAAGACTCGCCTGCAACAAGTTAGTGCAGGGTACAATAGTGAAGCCGAAAGTCGTTTAAAAGCTCAAGAAGCTCAAGCTACTCGTGCTTATGCTGAAGCCAGTGAAGCTGGTGAATATGATCGTGCTGCTAAAGCTCAACAAGCTCTTGCTCAGATTGCAGTAGCCAAAGAAAAGGTTCGCACTCAAAAGGGTCAGCTTGAGAGAGAGACTAAACAGCGTGAAGATCAACAGCAAGTTCAACAGCAGAAAGCTCAAGAACAGCCACAACAACAGGTAGCTCCGCCTCGTGATAAAAAGCTAGATGGTTGGCTAGATAAGAATAGTTGGTTTGGCACTGATCGCATTATGACACGAACTGCTCAAGCAATTCATGAACAATTAGTATTAGAAGAGGACTTTGATCCTACATCTGATGATTACTATAAAGAAATAGATTCACGGATGCGTAAGGAAATGCCTCAAAAGTTTAAGGAAAAACGGTCTAACGCCCAGACTGTTGCTCCCGCGTCTGGAAACGGACGGTCTGTAAAATCAGGGCGGAAAAAATCGGTAGAGTTATCGCCGGGTCAAGTTGCTTTTGCGAAGAAAATGAGAATACCACTCGAAAAGTATGCGCAAGAGGTAGTTAAATTAGATAGACGGAGTGAATAAAATGGCTGATAGGACATCACGCGAAGCAAATACGCGGGAGAGCGCACAGCGCCCACAATCATGGCGTCCCGGTTCTGCATTAGAGGCACCCGAACCACCAATCGGTTTTAAACACCGTTGGATACGCGAATCCGTAATGGAGTTCGACGATAAAACTAACGTACATAAAAAACGGCAAGAAGGCTGGGACCTCGTTCGCGCTGAGGAGTATCCCGATTATGTTGGACCAATAGTAGACGAGGGACGCAACGCTGGCATCATTGGTGTCGGTGGACTTGTTCTCGCTCGTATCCCTGTCGAAGTGGCTGAACAGCGGAATGCACATTATCAAGGTGTAGCACAGAATCAAATGGACGCAGTAGATCGTGATTGGATGCGTGAAAACAATCCAGCCATGCCTAAACTGAGTCCCCAACGTAAATCATCCGTTTCCTTTGGACAAAAAGGACGCGGAAACTCTGAAGGAGAGTAAAGATGGCGAATCAAGACGCTGCCTTCGGCTTACGCCCCATTGGACGTGTAGGGGGAACCCCTTATACTGGTGGACAAAGCCGATACAGAATCGCCGCAAACTACGGAACAGCTATTTTCCAAGGTGACATGGTTATGCAAGTAACTGGTGGAACAGTGGAAATTCACGCCGATGGCGGGACTGTACCTATTGTTGGCGTATTCAATGGGTGTCAGTACACTGACCCCACAACAGGAGAGCAAAAGTTCTCTAATTATTACCCTGCAAGCACTAATGCTTCTGATCTTATTGCATTTATCATTGATGACCCTATGGTTATCTTTGAAATTCAAGCAGACGCTGCATTTCCAATTGCTGACTTGTTTGGTAATTTCGACGTTGTTTACACAAGCGCTGGTAGTACAACTACTGGTATTTCAGGCTCTGAATTGAAAGTAACTGATGGAGGAACTGCAACTACGCTTTCTCTAAAAGCTATTGATATTTCTGAAGACCCTGAGAATAGCGATGTGGCATCAGCAAATACGAATGTAAAAGTAGTCATTCAAAACCATATATTCGGCGTCAAAGGCGCTGGGTTAGCATAGGGAGATTGAATCATGGCTATTTCACGTTCACAATTAGTTAAAGAGCTAGAACCGGGCCTCAACGCTTTGTTCGGCATGGAGTATGATCGTTATGAAGGCGAACATGCTGAAATCTTTGACACAGAAACTTCAGATCGTGCGTTTGAAGAGGAAGTTATGCTCGTCGGATTTGGGAATGCTCCCACAAAATCCGAAGGTGCAGGAGTTTCTTTTGATAATGCAAATGAAGCCTACACCGCTCGTTATTCACACGAGACTGTAGCGCTTGCATTCGCACTTACTGAGGAAGCAATCGAAGACAATCTTTATGATCGTCTTGGTGCGCGTTACACGAAAGCACTGGCCCGTTCTATGGCTCACACAAAGCAAGTAAAAGCTGCATCAGTATTGAACAATGCGTTCAATTCTAGCTTTACTGGCGGCGATGGCGTAGAACTTTGCTCGGCAGTTCACCCACTTTCAGGTGGTGGTACTTTCCGCAATGAGCCGTCAACAGCAGCAGACCTCAACGAAACTTCGTTGGAAAACGCTCTAATTGACATCTCAACATTTGTGGATGAGCGAAATATGATCATTGCTCTTCGTGGGACTAAGATGATTATTCCACCACAACTGCAATTTATTGCGGATCGTTTGTTGGAATCAACTCTTCGTCCGGGTACATCAGACAATGATGTAAACGCAGTTAAAAACATGGGTATGGTTCCAGAGGGTTACACTGTTAACCACTTCTTGACTGACCCTGATGCGTTTTTCATCAAGACTGATGCTCCTAACGGATTCAAGCACTTTGAGCGTTCTCCAATGAGAACAAACATGGA